GGTAGAACAAATTCTTCTACATAGTTTCTGTCCTTTTTGTGGAGGGGAACTTGAGCCGACCGACAGCGAGGGAGAGGGGTTACGATTTTCGGTGGAAGAAAGTCCGTGCGATGAAGTTAAAGCGGAGCCCTCTGTGTGAGTGGTGTCTCGAAAGGAAAATCTACACGAAGGCTACACTTGTTCACCATATCGAAGAGGTGTCAAAAGTACCGGAGAAGCGTCTTGTGATGAGTAATTTGTGGAGCGCTTGTCACACTTGTCACGAGAGACACCATAAACAGGATCAAGACAGAGGGTGTAACCAGGAAGGCACACCCAACGACCCAAATCATTTTTGGAATATGTAGGAGGTAACAGATGGGTGCCCGAGGACCAAAACCAGCGAGTAGGCTGGCTGTGATAAAACCAAAGACAGTAAAACGGCCTAATCCGCCAGCAGGGATGGAGCAAAGGCCCAGGAATTTGTTCAAAAAGATCGTTAATGCTAATACCGTCGATACGTTTGACGCAGAAACGGTGGTTATGTTGGCCGCTTTCTGCGATATGGAACACCAGAGGTACTTGGCAGCGAAGAAAGTTAACGAGTTTGGGGCGGTTATTCAGAATGAAGTGTACGTTCCCCCAGATTTAGCAACGTTCGGGGACCCGGATGCGCCGGAAATACCCAAACAGTACACCTTTACAGAGAACCCTTGGTACAAGATAATGAAGGAAACCACGTCCAGTATGGCAACTTTATCGACGAAACTGAGGAAAAAAGGTGTATCAACGGACAAAAGCCAGGTCGAAGTCAGTTCACGGAAGGGGTTAATGTTTGGGGAGTAATAATTGACAACTGAGCGTTCGGACCGGATTATCGCGTTCATGGAAACTTTGCGGCTCCCTGATGGTAAAGGTGCCGGGGAGATGATGGTTCTTCGAGATTGGCAGAAGGACATATTAAGACGTTCGTACGATCCATGTGGCGCAGATGGTCGAAAGTTAGTTCGGCAAGCGGTGTTATCCATGGGGAGAAAAGGCGGGAAAACTTCGTTTGTAGCGGCTCTTACCCTCTGCCATCTCTGTGGCCCTGAAGCTGTTAGGAACGGGCAGCTTTATAGCCTCAGTGTGGACAGGGAGCAAGCGGGTATCCTTTTTAATTATGCGAAGAACATTGTTTACATGGACCCAGAACTTTCTAAACAGTTAAATGTTACAGAATCTCGAAAACATATCATGGACCCCGTTAGCGGGTCCATCTATTCCGTCCTCTCAGGAGAGAAAAAAGGGAAGATGGGTAAATCTTCGTCTTTTATTGCGTTTGATGAGCTGGCGGAGTTCGGGAACGACCGGACGCTTTACGACGCTCTTTTGACTTCGACGGCGGCCCATGATGCGCCGATGGTTTGGACGTTTTCTACCCAGGCCCCCAGTGACATCGCCCTTCTCTCTGAATTGATTGATTACGGGGAGAAAATCAGAGAATGTGAGATTGAGGACGATACTTTTGTGTCTTTCCTTTATACTGTCCCTGAAGAGTACGACGCTTGGGATGAAGAAAACTGGTATTTGGCTAACCCTGCTCTCGGCGATTTTAGAAGTTTGACCGAAATGAGAGATTTCGCAGCGAAGGCTCGACAGATGCCTTCGATGGAAAACTCCTTCCGGAACTTGTATCTCAATCAACGAGTTGATGCTGCAACGCCGTTTATCTCAAAGGCGGTGTTTGAGTCATGTAATGCGGTCCCTGACGAGTTAGAAGGGGTAGAAGTGTATTGCGGTCTTGACCTTTCGGCCCGAACGGACTTGACGGCGTTAGCTGTTATCTGGTTAAAAGAAACGGTGTGGCAGGTTCGAGTTTTCTTCTACGCACCGGAAATGGGTGTCAAGGATCGGGCACATAGAGACGGCGTTCCTTATGACTTATGGGCGAAGGAAGGGTTATTGATCCTCACACCAGGGGCGACGGTCGATTATGATTTTGTCATTGAACATATGATGGGTGTGCTGAGTAACTGCACTCCGGTAGCTATTGCGTTTGACAGGTGGCGCATTGATGTTTTCAAGAAAGCTGCGGAGAGAGCAGGTTTGGAGCTACCCCTCGTCGAATATGGGCAAGGGTATAAAGACCAGGCGCCAGCTTTAGATAAGATGGAGGCGGCTTTTCTTAACGGCTTGATCGCCCATGGTGATCACCCTATCCTAAAAATGTGTGTGTCAAATGCAAAACTTGAAAAAGATCCTGCAGGGAACCGGAAGCTAACAAAATCCAAGTCAACAGGCCGAATCGACGGTTTGGCGGCCCTCTCCAACGCTTTTGGCATCGTCGATAAACTCGAAGTTGAAGAGCCTTCTGCCTACGAAACCCGGGGAGTGTTAACTTTTTGAACGGTATTTTACTTGCAATCATTACATAAATCAGGTAGAATGTTTTCTAATTAAAAAATTTAGGGAGAGCCTATATTGAAATAGGAGTTGAGATTCACTTGAATCGGGAGTTTTAAATGCCTTTCAAAAGACCTTTGATCTTTTCCAAAGCGGTCTTTTTAGACCTTTTGGCTGTAGCTGGAGTTATACTCCTGGGCTACGGTCTTTTTTTGTTTCTGCCCTGGGTAGGCTATGCCGTTTCAGGTTTCCTTGTTTTCCTCTACGTCCTCTACCGCACCAAACAAATTCAAAAAATTGATATCCGAGACGCTATGTTTTTCGGGGGTTTGATCGGCCTTGGCTACGGCCTCTACCTAAAAGAACCGTGGATAGCATTTGCTGTTTGCGGTTTCTGTTTAATGGCTGCCAGTTATCTAATGAGAGATGAAACATGAGTATAATGTCACGGATGGCCCGGCCTAAAGCAGTAAGTCAAGAGATAGAACGGCTAATCCGTACTACCCTCGGCGGCGGTTCAAGTACCACGTCAGGCGCTACAGTTTCCAGCGAATCGGCTATGCGACAGGCTACTGTTTATTCGTGTGTTCACATCCTCTCCCGGGTAATTGGGATGCTCCCATGTCATATCATGGAGAGGAAAGGAAAGAACCGAGAACCCGCCAGAGGCTTCCACCTCTATGAAATATGCCACGACCTACCGAACGATTGGATGACATCTTCTGAGTTTTGGGGGATGGTTATCGGCCACTTGGTTCTTAGAGGAAACTTCTTTGCCCTTAAACAAGTTTCCGCTGGTAAATTACGAGGATTGATCCCGTTTGCTCCGGGAATCGTTACAAACGTTGAGCAAAAAGAAGATTACTCTCTTTGGTATCACTTGAGCCTACCGAACGGTGAGCATTGTGTAGTTCCCAGAAAAGACATAATGCACATTAAAGGTATGACTTTAAATGGCTACATGGGCATGAACCCCATTGAGTACATCAGGGAAAGCATCGGCCTAGGCCTCGCCACTGAAGAGTTCGGTGCAAGGTACTTTGGAAGTGGTACACACCCAAGTATGATCGTAGAACACCCCGGGAAACTATCTGAAAACGCTCACACCAATTTAAAAGACTCCCTGGGAACAGCCTATTCAGGCTTAGGTAAAGCCCATCGAATGATGCTCCTTGAAGAAGGCATGAAGGCAAGCCCGATTACGATTTCACCGGAAGACTCGCAATTCCTGGATACGCGGCGTTACCAGAAGTCAGAGATAGTGGACATCTTCTTTGGTATGCCTCTTACCGCAATGGGTACGTCCGACAGCACCCCGACCTTCGCCTCAGCCGAACAGTTTTCTATCGGTTTCGTTATCTACGCATTGATGCCGTGGATCGTAAACATCGAGAAAGCCATTTACCGGGATCTGTTAACACCGGCGGACCGGGTAAAATACTACGCCAAATTTAAAGCCGAAGGGCTTCTCCGTGGCTCTTTCAAAGAGCAGATGGAAAGCTTTGCAACGGCGATTGATAAAGAGATATTCAACCCTAATGAAGTTCGTGAAATGCTTGATTACAATGGGTACGGTCCACAAGGTGACGAATACCGGACACGAACAAGCTCTGTTAAAGAAGCGCCAGGGGAAAAGGCCCCGGGAGAGGACAAATGAAATTAGATTATAGAAATCAGAAAAACGCAGAGTTTATTGCTGCCCAGCATAAGAAACCCCTGGACAAGCCTGATTGGTTTAAGGTCGAAAACGTTACCGCAGATACGGCAGAGATATTGGTCTATGACTATATAGGGTGGCCGTATAACGAAGCCAGAGGCTTCGTAGACACACTTGCGGAGATGGCGGAGAAGAAGGTAACTGTTAGGGTTAACTCGCCCGGGGGCGATGTGTTTGACGCCCATGCCATATTTAACGCAATTCAGGCGCACCCAGGTAAAGTCGTAACTCGGATTGAGTCTCTTGCGGCTTCTGCGGCTTCCTATATCGCTGTTGCAGGATATGAGAAACAGGCTTATAAAAACTCCATTATCATGATCCACGAACCCCTATCGGGCATGTGGGGTAACCAGCATGATTTAAGAGCCACAGCCGACATTCTTGAACAGATTAACGTGACTCTTATTGACATGTACGCTGATAATACCAACATCGGCAAAAAAGACTTACGGGACATGCTTGAAGCGGAAACTTGGTTGTCTGCTAAAGAGGCTAAAGAAAAAGGCTTTATTGACACAATAATCGGAGGAGGGAAACCCGTGGAGGCTCATTTCGACATGAGTTTTTATGCTAACTGCCCTGACCAATACAAGCATGTTCAGATTCCTGAAGAACCAAATATACGAGACACAGAGACCCTTCTACGAGATGTAGGCGGGCTTTCTGCAAATCAAGCCAAAGCTATTCTTGCGAGAGGCTGGAAAGCACTTGGTGATAAAGATACGGAAGCGGACCCCGCCTCCGCGGCCGAACTGGTAGACTTTATTAACAAAATAACTGAAAAATTTAAACAGGGAAATTGATATGGAAGAAACAAAAAAAGCGATAGCATCTCTTGGTAACACTTACGAAGAGTTCAAGATTGCAAACGACGAAAGGCTCAAGAAACTTGAAGCGAAAGGAACGGTTGACCCGTTATTGACAGAAAAGGTTGAGAAAATCAACGCTGATGTTACCGAGCTTTCCAAGATGAAAGCCGAACTTGACCTCCTTGCCAAAGAAGTTGCTCAGGCAAAGACTCTCCCTGGTGGGGGCGACTCCGAAGTTAACGGTGCTCGGGCCGAACACAAGGACGCTTTTGAAAAGTGGTTTCGTTCCGGTGGTGAAGCTAACCTGGCTAATGTGAAACAGCTTCAGGTAAAGGCCGGACTGTCCACTTTGTCCGATCCCGATGGCGGTTACATCATCGCCCCTCCTGAGTTCGACAAGGCTATTGACAGGGTAGCAGGTACAATCTCTGTAATGAGAAATCTTGCCACTGTCAGGGCTATCGGCGTTGACACCTATAAGAAGCTCGTAAACATGGGCGGAGCAAGTTCTGGTTGGGTGGCTGAGAGAGAGTCCCGTCCTGAGACAGCAACTCCGACTCTCAGGGAAATTGCCATCAACCAGAAAGAGCTTTACGCCGAGCCTGGTGCCACCAACGTCGCCCTTGACGATGCCTATATGGATCTTGCAAGCTGGCTGGCTGATGAGGTCTCCGTTGAGTTCTCTGAGCAGGAAGGTTCGGCCTTCGTTAACGGCGACGGCGTAGCAAAGCCCCATGGGATCGCCGGGTACACAATGGTTACAAACGCTTCTTACGAGTGGGGTAAAGTTGGTTATGTCCCCGGTGGGAACGCTACGGTACTTAACAGTCCGGACGCTCTTGTTAACCTTCAGCACGCGCTTAAACCGGTTTATCGTAACGGAGCTACTTGGCTCCTTAACGATGCTACCTGTGCAAAGATCCGTACTCTGAAGACTGGTGAGGGTGAGTACCTCTGGCAGCCAGGTCTTGTGGCTAACGCCCCTGACATGCTTTTGGGTAAACCTGTAGCCTACGATGACAACATCGCAGACATTGCCGGAAACGCTTTTCCCATTTTCTTCGGTAACTTTAAGAGGGCGTATCTCATTCTCGACCGAACGGGCATTCGTATTCTCCGAGATCCCTATACCTCCAAGGGAAATACCCTCTTCTATACAACGAAGAGGGTCGGTGGTGGAATCGTAATGTTCGAGGCAGTTAAAGCCTTGAAGATAGCAACTACCTAAAAAACAAAGCCGGGGTAACTCCCGGCCCAAATAAAAGGAAGGAAAAATGAAAGATTTATACAACAAACTTGGGGTAGTCTCTATCCTTGATCCGATTGCTATTAGTGCAACGGCGACCAAAGAGGACATTGACCTTGCGGGGTTTAACTCAGCCTGTCTTCTTATTAACTGCGGTCTTGATGCTGGTACTGGATTGGCCGCCGGTCACAAATTCGTGTTTACTCTTCAGCACAGCTATGACGGTGATAATTACGCCAATGTTGAGACGAAGGATGTTCTTGGGGTAGAGGTTACCTCCGGCGTCGTTCTTACCATCGCCGATACCGATTCGGATAACACTCTTTACAAGATCGGTTATGTAGGCGGAAGACGCTACCTCAAACTGGTTTATACAGTCACCGGTACAGTCTCTATGCCCATGTCCATTGAACTTGTAAAAGGTAACCCTGAGTCCTCCCCGGTATAGCATAATCAGGTTTTAAGTAACTACTCGGTCCGGGGCAACCTCGGACCGGGGTAACCACTGATAAAAAAGGAAATTTCAAATGTCATACATTCCAAAAACATATAGGAAAGACGGGGGCGATACCCACGTTATCGCAGATGGGGGTAAACTCCTTATCGAAAGCGGGGGTGTACTTGAGTTCGATGGAACACAGGTTACCTCTACGCAGGTGCAGGAACTTACCGTGAGTGGAGCTATTCTCGACGGCGTTCAGTCGGTCGAGCTTAACAGTACAGCAGTTGAAATTGTCGCAGCCACCCTTGCCGACGCTTCGGCCCATCAGGGTCTGTTCGTTGTCAAGAACACGAGTGCCTCTGGTACGAAAGCTCACACGGTGACCATTACCACAGGCACCTGGGACGGTACGAACAAGGTAATTACTTTGAACGCACCTAAAGAGTGTATTGCTGTATTTTTCGATAGTGCTGGTAACGGGACCCTTCTTGAAAATGTGGGTGAGGTTGCTCTATCTTAACTTAAACGGGGTCGGCTATGAGAAAATATGAAGAAATAGGCTATATGAAGACAGTTCTTGTAACTGGCCCCACAGGTACGTTTTTAAGCCTTGACGATGTTAAAGAATACCTCCGGGTTGACCACGATGCCTCTGATAGGCTTATCCAGTCTCTCATTTATGCGGCTACGGCTCAGGTGGAAAACATAACAAATAGAAAGATGGTCACTCAAACGTGGAAAGCCTACGCCGACGAATGGCCTACGGCTTTCTTCACCTTACCATATGGGAATTTACAAGCTGTTACGTCCGTGTCTTACACACTTGAAGACGGCACTGTCAACACTTTGGACATATCTCGATACATTGTAGACAGTGCCTCCGACCCGGGGAGGCTATTACTGTCCCCTAACCAGGATTGGCCCACCGATACGCTGTATCCCTCTAACCCTATTGAAATTGAGTTTACTTGTGGCTACGGTTCCCCCGGAAACATAGACGTACCCGAGCCGATCATGATTGCGGCCATGGTACTGATTGGGGATATGTACGCCCATAGGGAGAGCCGTGTCATCGGTCCCAATTTCAAATACGCCGAAGTCCCAGGGTATATTACTTCAATGATTCAGTCGTATCGACTGTTTAATCGAGGATAAAAATGCAACGGATAGGGAAGCTCGATCAGCCGATAACGATACAAGAACTCACGATCACCTCAGACGGGATGGGTGCGGATGTAGAGGCTTATACGACTTTGGCGAATTCACCAAAATGGGCTGAGTATATACCGGTTAGGGGCATCGAGAGGACAATGTACGGGGATAAAGTTGAGTCACGGATAGAGTTTCGACTTCGTATGAGGCGAGATCCCCGAGTAACTTCTACCTGTCGAGTCTTACATAAAACTAAAATCTACCGGATTGTCGGTAACCCAGAAGACTATCAACGGGAGGACGACATGGTCCTCCGGTGTCAAGAGGTTGTTTAATCTGTTTTGATCAGAGAAAACCCGAGGAAGGTACGTGTATGTCCGAGACGCTGATACTCGAAAAGCTGAGTAAGTTAGAAAACCAGTACGCTAAGACTGAGAGTAAACTGGATAAGATAGATTCGACTA